ATCATGTATAGCAAAGTTCTCCACTATTTTAAGTTCTGCTACATTAGCATTATACACCTTATCAATGAATTTTTCAAATTGAACTTGATCACTCTTCTGTCTAACAACTATCTTTACTATTTTATTCTCCAACTCTCTTGCATCAAATAGTTGATGATCGTTATCATTATAATAAATTATATGATGAATTCTATAAGGATTATTAACTGGAGTATGTTCTAATGTCTCTGTATCAAATAAATGAAATCCTCTATTAGTATCATTCACATCATTCCAAAACATCTCATAAGGATTTCCAAGGTAATAGATATTATCTTTATTTGATCTGCAATGATAATGTCCAGAGAATGTCTTTTTAAATTTCTTAAATATATCCCACTCCATTCCATGTTCCATCATATGACCTGGTGTAGCTCTAAATCCATTCAATTCAAGATGTCCCATACAGATAGGAGATCTTGACTTTTTAATCAGTGCTTCACTCATTTCCCTATTATCACTATTGATCCAAGGTACAAGAGTAATATTACAATCACCTACCATTATAGAAGTTACTTCTGAATATATTTTTATATTATCATACTCTCTCAATAATAAATCTACTGCATTTATATCATTTGTATTCTTATAATATGCTGTATGATTACCTACTATAGTATGGACAGTAATGCCCATCTCTTTTAATCTATCAAAGTAATTATTCTTTGCCCAAGTTAACGCACCAAAATCTATTGACTTCCTACTATCAAAGGTATCACCCATATCAATGACAGTATCTATACCTTCTGAATATAATACAGGGAAGAAAACATCCTCATAAAATTTGAGGAAATAATCGTGAAACAGTTTGGAATTTTTTCTGCATCCAAAGTGCTGGTCTGTAATTATTGCTACCTTCATTAATTACGTAACTTAGAATGAACCGCATCCTTGATTTGATTATACTCGCTATAGTTTCCATCGTCAAGGGTATCCCTTTCAAATACCTGTTCATATCCAGTCTTCTCGAGAATCTTATTCTTAATCTCCAATTGCTTCTTCTCCTTCTGTATTCTACGTAAGAACGCGTAGTGAATAATTTGTGTGAAATAAGCAAACGGGTTTTGAGACTTTTCAGGGTTGAAGTTGTGTATGTATTGTACGCAGTTTTCAATGCCATCTGATATCATATCCTCCTTAAACATGTAGTTAACAAAGTTTGGTTTAAAAGATAGATGAGTAGCAATCTTAAGAAAACATTCCCCAATGTATCTGGGTATTCTCGGTTTTTCTTTACCTTGAATTTCTGCTATTTCAATGTCTTCCCTATGTTTAATAAGAGCTGCAAGAAACTCCTTGTTATTAACATAGTGTTCAGATCTTTTTCTTCTACCCATAATTCTTGCAGGACTCATATCTTTACTCTCTATTATGTAGTTATTATAGCATTCAACACAATAGTTGACAAGTTATCAAAATCCCTATAGAATAACTTTGTCAGAAGTAAAGGGTTAGGTCTTAGCTATTGTTATAAAGTTTCTCTAAAGACTTCTTGGCTTCTTTAATAGTAGATATATAACCCATTTTTCTATTTAATTTTTTTTCTGGATTGTATAAGTGATCTTGTTGTTTAGAAAAAGCTTCATGCATAGCAATAGTTTCCATATCATTAGATTCATTTAAAGTAAGAACATCTTCTAAATTAACAATGAATAAATCATCTTTACTAGTTTTTATCCAAGGTTCTACCTTATAGGCATATACACTACCACTACTTCTATTTTTAACTTTTTGAATTGTAATAGGAGATTCTAATAATAAAAACGTTCTATCTTCTTCTTCGCTATATCCTACTAAAGCGAATATTTCTTCACCAGATTTAAATTTAATAGTGGCATAAAAATCGTCTTGCATCATTTCTTAATTTGAATAGTGATTATTTCATAATTAAAATTCTCTTCATTGTAAATTTTAATTCTTTCTATGAGGTGATTGAGTGTATAATTTTTTCTAGAATTGTAAGTGCAATCATCTCCAATATCATAGAGAATGGCTTTTACTTTGTCTTTACCTTTTCTAAGAACCCGTCCAATTGATTGGAGATTACGGACTCTGGACTTTGAGGGACTGGCGAAGATGACGTTGTGCAACCTCCTAATGTTAATCCCAGTACTGAAAGTGCCATAA